TCCATATTGCGCATGAACAGAACTGCCTCCAAACCAGACACATTGATGCCCTCACTCAGGATGCTGTGGTGAAGAACAACAAACTTCTTGTCGTTGTCCTTGCCCCAGGCACTCAGAGTGTCAAAGAACACGTCACGATTCACCTTCTGACCATCAATCACAGCACCAGTCTTGGCGGTGATGTACATCCAAGAGTAACCACGATCCTCCAGTTCCTTGCAGAAATCAGTCTCGGAAACCAGAGCAACGATCTGCTTAGTTGCCTTGGCACAGATCAGAATCTTACCAACCTCATTGTCATCAATGGTTTCCAGAAGATTCTCGGCATCCCGATCGTAGTTGGTTTGCTTGCCCTTAACCATCTCCAGTTGCTTGACAACAACCTTAGGGGGCACAATGTAACCACCCTGAACCAACTCGGGAGCAGGAACCTTACAGATCACCTGCCCATAAACAGAGGAGTCATTCATGCCAGGTTTGCCAACAGCAAGCGAGTGCTTAGGAGTGGCAGTGAAGAAGTAGCAGCGTTGTGCCTCAGTAGCAAAGTGCTCGGTAGCAGGGAAGAAGTGGCGCTGAACGCTGTTGTGTGCCTCATCAAAGTAAATGGTGTCAACAGCAATCCCTGCCACTTGAAGGCGAGAAAGGGAATGATAGGTGGTGAAGATCAGTTTGTGGGAGGAAGCATTGTTCTCAACCCACTGGCGGATCTCATAGGGGCGAGTAGAAGACTCGTGATGAGTTTCGCCACTGTGAATGTGGAATACTTTTGCGTTGGTGATGTGCTCAAGAAACTCGGAGGACAATTGCTCTGCCAGGAGAATGCGAGGAGCAACCACTACAATGGTCTGAGGAGTGTCAGAAAGCAGTTGGCGAATGGCATCATAGATCATCTTCAGAGTCTTGCCACCACCAGTAGGAACAATGATCTGTCCCTTGCGGTACTTGAGCATGGCATTGGTGCCGCGCTGCTGGTGAGGGCGAAGGAGATCAAAGTTCATTGGGTTCATCGCGTATGGGACTATTATAGCACAAAAAGAGGTCCCGCAGGACCCCGTGTGACAGTTATGAAAGTGGATTACTGGATGGGAACCAGAGTATCGGAGGGATCAGTATCCACAATGTGTGGAGGGCGAGAACCATAGATCAGGAAAGATCGTAGCACCGCACCAGTGCCGTTGATGGCATCAAGATTGGTCAGAATATCCTCCAGTTGGTTGATACGGTTCTCAATCATCTTGAGAACTGCAAGTCCATCCTTTGCGTGAGTAGTATTCACATAGAAGTTCAGGCGGGTTTTGACGCCACGAGCAGCATCTCGGAGGAAAGTGGGAAGGAAATCACGAATCCACACATCTTGACCTGCCTCAAACAGGCGATCAACAACATTAGTCACGATTTGATCGTTCTTATCAAGAATTACAATGTTGCAATCCTTGAATAGGCGAATCACCTGAGAACGAGTGTAGTTGGTGAGAAAAGAATTCTTCTCAGTGTTGTTGAAGATTGCCCTCTTCAGGTTGGTGCGAGTTAGGGAAGTTTCGTTCTTGGCATACTTATCAACCCAAGAATCAACATCTTCCTGAGTCACAACCAGATCCTCCAGTTTCTGGCGTTGCACCCAAGCAATACCTCGTGCTTTGTAGTCATCAAAAACAGAACTGGAACCATCGGGTTGTGGTTGGTGTAGAAGACCAACTTCATCCATCACATCACCTTCATCAAATCCAGGTTTGATGCGATAGACATCAACGATCATCCAGGCATATCCGTTGTTGCAATACCACATCCAACGGTGGTTACCATTCAGCAACCAGTTCTCAAGTTCATTCGTTTCGGAATTCTCGAGAACGATGGGAGGAAGTTTACCTTGCTTGTATCCCTTCTCTAAGGATTTTGCAACGGTCTCATACACTTTTGCATCATTACCCTTGAATCGTCCTACATTCTTTCGCAGTTTGAATGCACCAGTAGAAACGATTTCAGTGCGAACATATTCTGCAGTCTCGTATTCTGGGCGCACATAAGTTTCAATCTGTGCTTTCAGTTCATACAGAGAACTGTCTTTGGGGATAGCAACGTATTGCTGAGGAATTCGGATTCCTTGATTTAGTTTTTGAGTTTCCATAGTAAAAGAAATTCGGCAGTGTGTCCATTTTGGGTTTCGGCGCCAGTGCCTCAACCACGAGATCAATATACGATGAAACCAGTGCCCCGTCAACCCCTGAACTCATTAGAAAAACTTTTCAATACCGATAAGTTCTCCAAATGAATAATCATACTCTAATGCATCAGCACAAACATAGTGAGGATGATCTGTAGAAACCCCCACACGATCACAAAGTTCCTTGTGATTATCCTCCATCAGTTCTACTGCATAGAGCATATGATTAATGACGTGCTCCTCTGAGTGATATTGTAGAAGTTTATTCTTCAGTGCAACAATAAAATTACCAGATCCTGCAGAGTTGTCTAGGAATGTGCTAGAAGGATCTTTCAACATTTCTTCTGGAATATCATTTACCATATTCTCAACAAGATCCATCGGAGTAAAGACCTCTTGAGTCTCTTTAATCCGCTCATCAGATCTTTCAATTGTAGATCCAGTTTCAATATTATGTTTATTCTTTTTCATTCTTTTCTTCTAGACATTGAATATAAGTTGAAATCAGATCATTCTTACCAAAGTGATATCTGCCATTACATTGATTTGCTGCCTCTCTGAATCTAGAAGCAAATTCTAGCAGATTATCTATAACTTCTGGATCCCTTACTTTGAGGAAATGATGTCCCTTTGCATAGTGAGTAAAGTTCTTTATTTTAACTCTACCACTTGGACCACAACCATATTCACCTACAAAAACATCTGCTTCAAATCTCCTCTCATAAGGAAGAAACTCAAAGTCAGGATGTTCTTTGTGCATATGTATTCTACCCACACCCACATCAAACCTAGATGTGTTTTTGACTTCCCAGTATTGCTTTACTGCACTAATACCATTCGGGAAAGTAGAGGGGTCTAGATCTTCATCTAGAACGCAATGTAGATGTGAATGAATCTTATTCAGTGATGATGGTTTTCTTACTGATGTTGGTAGAACTAACCAAACATTGTCCGATAACTCTGCGTTCTTGTTTAAGAATCTGATTGCTAGGTTTCCTCCAACACCATATGGAGGGTTACCGATACTTAAAGTAAACTTCATATAACTTTTCTTGAACCCCAACAAAGGTATTGTAGCAACATTTATTTACCTTTGTCAAGTATCAGAAGAAACCATTAATAACCACCTGAGTCACACGAACACCCCAGTTCATCAGGACCAGGAACGAACCAACAAACAGCAGACGATCCAAATTAGAATACAAGGTAGGGTTTGATAACTGTAGATACTATAAAACCCCTCAGAGCGCCTCTGAGGGGTGACTGTGGCAGTTTTTAAAGTGGTTTATCTCCAGCGAGGACCAACACACCATCCAACCAAACTTCTTCTAGTTCCTTTCTTTACTTTACGAACTCGGTGTCTAGTTCTTGAATCAAAAAGAATTATAGATCCTTGTTCTCTTGGAACAGTGTACATGAGATCATTATCATCTATTAATTGTACATCACCACCTTCATAAGAATTTGGATCAGATAGTTGAACTATGAATGAAAGTTTTCTGATAGATTCTGTATTTGCCTTCAAAAAATCATTAGAATCATTCTGAAGACTACTTTCATCAATAAAGCTACTTTTTGTGCTGCTCAATTCATATAATTGTGAAAATGAAGAGTCTACGTGCCAGTTATAAAATTCACCCTCTTCATATTGAGTGTATTGAATTGAGTCATTATCTATTCCAGATAAGTCATATCTAAAATTTTCTTGATTTATTTTATCAATGTAATACCAAAGAAAACCACCTAACCAATGACTAGTTCCAATCCAAGTATTTTTGGATTTTCTCTTATTGTGGTCTATCAATCCACCAGTCAATGTAGATTCTTCAAATAAATCAT